TACTACATTAAAAAATATGGATCAGTGGATCACATGGAAAAAAGATACACTGTTTGACCATGAAGACATTAATAATTGGGAGATTAAATAATGGAAAATCAAATTAAAGAATTAGAAAATGCTGAGTTTATATTTTCTGATAAAGCGGCATCACAGCGTTTAAAAAGAAAAGCAGATGATACGATATTTGTTGTTCATGTTCATACTGACAAAAAAATCATTGAGCTTGACGCAGATGATTTAGAACACGCGGTAAATCTTGGTGATGCTTGGATTGGTAGACATTCTGTTAATTATGTTTGCGTCAGGCGAATGTTTAAAAATGGTAGATTGGCAACAAAAATCTGGTCTACAGATAGGAAAATTTATTAATAATTAAGCTGGGTCAGGCACAATGATATATAAATGATATATTTAGTGCTTGACCCTATCTCACAATCTGCTATTGTATATGAATAAACATAAACACAAATGGAGATTAACATGGGCTGGCACGAAAATGATTATCACGATAAATGGGATAACCCAAGATATGTAGCCGCAGTTGAGGCAAACATAAAAGCCAATGCTAGAAAAAGCAGGGCTAAAAAGTTTTACGCTAATGATGAGCGAGCGCAGGAAATTACAGAATTTCTAGCTGGATCTAGCTATGATAATGCAAATAGCTTTCTTGGCAAAATGGAAACAGCATTAAATGACTATGGATCTTTAACTGAAGGCCAGCGCAATGCTGTTGTAAAAATTATTGACAAACGTGCGGCTCTGGTTGCCGAGCGCCAAGCGGCTGACGCTGACTGTAAGTGGGTGGGCGTTGTTGGTGAACGTCAGGCGTTTAGCCTAACAGTACAGCACGTTGTGGCTCTGGAAGGATATTACGGCACGACATACATTAACATATGCCGCGATGAGAATAATGACATCGTTATCTATAAAGGATCTAATGGCTGGTCAAAAAAAGGTACTGATGTAACTTGCATGGCAAAAATTAAAGAGCATGGCGAGCGCGATGGTGTTAAGCAAACTATTATCCAGCGCCCTACAAAAGTAAAAATCAATGGTGAGGATTGGTAATACTCACTCAGGTCAGGCACAATGATATATAAATGATATATTTAGTGCTTGACCCTATCTCATAATCTGTTAGATTACTTAAATAACATAAACATTAACGGAGAATACAAAATGACACTTACTGAAAATCAAAGCGCCGCAATGACTGCCTTAATCAAAAATTGCTTGGATGTTATGGGCGGCACTTGTGTTGCAGATTTAGTTGACGACCCTTGGGTATATGCGAGAGCTGAAGATCTTGTAAATGCTGGTTGGACGCAGAAGCAAGCTGAAGGTACTTTTGGATCGTTAGTTGCTGGCGGTTATATTTATCACGATGTTGGTGGTAACTACACTAATGATTTATATGCCCTTGATGGTTACGATGTAGATTTTAGCAATCTACTTCAGTTCCACAAATAGGTGGCGGCATGAACGCTTCAATGATCATCGACGGATTGGCTATGGCATTATTTGCCCTAGCCGCCNTNCANCTTCCAGAGATTATAGTTTATCTGGATTACTTAATTAACATTAACTTAGGAGAATAAAATGCGATTATATACTACACCAAAAGGCCAGTGGGCTGGTACAAGATCTGAAGCTAAAAAGTTAGGCGCATATGTTCAATATGAAGTGCCTACTAGCAAACGTGAATTGTTGTTCTTTTTAAATAACTACAGGGTTAAGGTAAATTCTTCTCATAATGATTTTGCCACTCAGAATGTTAGCACATTGATAGAGGAAAACCCTCAGCCAGCAATTATCCGCGACGTGGCTACTGTTAAGGAGAGTTCATGGACGAACATCCGCCGCGTTGCTGAAGAGGCGTCATTGAAGGATCTGACGACTGCTATGGTTATCATCATGACTAGAATTGATGATGAGATTTATGAGAAAGGGGTGAAGTGATGTCAGAGGACATCAAGCGTAAGTGGTGGATTTTCCACCACGACAACCCCACCATTTACGAGCTGTTCAAGCGCTTTACATTTGAGGTAATCGAGCGAGGCCATGACCAGTATAGTAGCAAAGCAATCTTTGAGCGCATTAGGTGGCACACCGATATTGAAACAAATGGCGAAGAGTTTAAAATGAGTAATAACTATACGCCATATTATGCACGTTTCTTTATGCATGAGCATCCCCAATATGAGGGATTTTTTAGAACACAAATATTAACTGAAGAAAGAGAATAAAATGCAAAGATTAATTATCAAATCAATTCATGAGCATGGCTTCGGTTTTGCTTTCACTCACAAGGAACACGACGAAGTGTTTCTACCAAAGAAAATCTTAGGTGAGGCTGGTATCACATCGTTGAAGCCAGCCGATGAATTAATTGGCACAGTTATACCCAATTATAAAGACAAGCTGGATGGCGGCTGTAAGTGGATCTTAACTGAAATTGGCTATGCCCACAAATTCGCAGAGGATTAATAGTATGACATTTTACACAACGCTCATTCTCACATATGTCATTGGCGGCGTAGAGCTACAGGATACCACGCTCTATCGCAGTGCGCGTGAGTGTGGCGACGCATTGCCAGCAGTCTACAAACCATACGAGAAAATGGACAGTATGGCTCAGTGCATTGAAACTAGCCACGTCAGCTCATCATTTATTGTACCAAAGCTCAGACCGAAAGGATTATCTAATGGCAAGTAAATATTATCCATGCCCAGAATGTAATGGAGCAGGCGAAACGCTATTCGAGAAAGATTATAATATCTTTCATGAAACTTACCTGTATGAAAAGGCTGATTGCACAAACTGCGCTGGCACTGGTTTAATACTACCAGAAATGCCAAAAGCTAGAACTCGTGTTCCAGATTTGGATGCCAACGGAAAATTTAAAGGACATGATAATGAATAAGGAGATAAATCATGAATGCAAAAGATTGTTACAAGGCTGTGACGAGATCAATAAAGTTGAACGAGAACGTGCAGGAAGATCTGAAGGGAACAGAAAAGAGAACCAAGAGCTTTTATCTGTTCATGATGCAGGAGCAACTGGCGATACTGAACAACCTCGAACACCAGCTTTCGCTTATGCGACGAAAGAACAAGTCGCCAAAGCAATGAGGGATGAGCCTACGCATAAGTTTGAGATCATGTATTCACACCTGATGTATAATTTTGAGAAAAGCCAAATCAAACGTGGCCTGAGAAATAAGATTAACAAAACTTTTGATAGGCCACGACAAATCACTGTAAACAAATCATCACATAAAAACTTTGTGAGTGATAATGATCTCAGAAAAATCAAGCCCATATCAAAAAAGAAAACTGAAACTATACTAAAGTATATAGACAGGGGCAAACGCGCCACAACGACAATGGTTGCAATTGGCACTGGTCTGGGCGTTTCAGATCTGGCTTGGTCATTAAACGTCTTGTATATGCAAAATTTAGTTGACCGAGCTTATGAGCGAACCACGCCAATTATCGGTAACGCAGGGGCAAGGTCATTGCGCTACGTTTACTTTAAGAAAAAATAATGTATCGTGTGGGAAAGCCATGCCCGACTTTGCCCACACGTTTTATTATGTAAATTTACATAAATCTTCAAGCAGTTTATTTAGCTTATGAAGCTGTTTATTACTTGCTTTAATAATTCGTCTTCATTTACAAACTGTTCTGGGTACAAGCGAGTTGATGTTTTTTTGATAATTGGATCATCTCCCCTAGCCCAATAGATCTTTCGTATATCATACGCCACCAATGCATATATATCGGATTTTTTATTGTTTCCCACTGGGCTTGTTCCCCAGCGATACTGGGTTTTATTTCCAGTTGTCTTGCTGGCAGTCTTAACTTGTAAAGTCAGAAGTTCGCCGCTTGGCGTTTTTAAATACGCATCGTCAACTTCATGCTGTACCAAAATGCAAGAAATGCCAGCAAAGGCTAATCTTGATAGAGCCAGAAATTCCCCAGCTCTACCAATATTGTTACTATGCGTTGAGCCACTCATAAATCTTTTTTGTTTCGCCTGTTCTGTCCGTAAGGCCATGAGTGCCACCATTTACTCGACGAGTGATTTTTAAAATAGTCTCATCGTTTACGCCATCGTCTGCAATGTCGAATAACTTGTTTTTATTAAAGAACCACATTGCTGTATCAAATGCGTAATCTTCAGCCACCAGATCTGGATCTGTCATAATCTCAGGTAAACCCATATCAGAGCTAAATGCCCTGTAATTATTTTTCCCTGTAATCATAAGATAACCTCTGCCAGTAAAAATTTTACCTTCCGTCGGAGAATTACCCATGCGCCCACCATAAACCTTATCGGCTAGTGCTGATGGGTTTCGAGAATATCCCTCGCAGGATGCCAGATCAGGAAATCGGCTAGGCCAGACGCGCATCATACTATCCGCGCTGTAGTTCAGATTTTCTCTTGTATGCCGCCAGTGACCGCTTTCGTGGCTCGCCTGACCCATTAGATGCGCGGCTCTCTCATTAGATAGCTCGTAGTGCTGGGCAATGGCCTTAGCCGTGTTTTTGCCAAAATGTCCGTCTGCCCCAACGCCGACTTTATCTTGCAATTTTTTCATCGCTTCTGTCATTATTTTTTACTCCCAAAGTATTTACTCACACCGCGCATCCCAATTGATGCACTCACAATACCACCTAAACTGTATTGATACCAATCAGGCATATTAGACAGCGCGGCAAAACCAGCTTGCACAATGCCATTTCCCCAA